TGAAATNAAAAAGAATATAATTTAAAAAAAATATGATTTTTAAATATATAAATTATAAATACTTATGTAAATAATTATAGGAGGAAATTTAATATGTCAAAAAAGATTACTCAAAAAATAAGAGAGCTTCTAACTCCTGAAGACTTAAAAGTTTTTGAGAGTGCTATTGAGCAGATGATTAACGGTCGTGTAACAACAAAGGTTAATGAACAGGTCGCTCTTAGAGAAGAGGAAATGAAGAAAGAATATTCTAATCTTTCAGAAGAATTTTGCAACAAAGAAGTTGCGAATCGTTTGGGAGAAGAGAAGGCGAAATTGGTTGAAACTTATGACACTAAACTTGTGAATTTGGAAACTAAGATTGTTTCAAGATTAGATTCGTTTCTTGAAAGTACAATCAACGAACAAATTTCAGATGAAATGCTTGAAAAAGTTGCAATTAATGAAACTTTACTTCCACTTGTAAACACCCTTAAGGAAGCATTTGCAAAACATCATGTAGAACTTGATTCAACGGGTGAAAAAGCAATTAAAGAACTTAAAGATGAGAAAGAAAGTAAGGAAAAGGAATTAACAGAATCAATCGCTAAGAATATGGAATACGAAGAGAGATTGGAAAAAGCAGGTGTGTTTCTTTTTGATATCTGAAAAAACAAACGGTCTAACAAAAACTGAAAAAGAACATGTCGTTAAAACATTTAAAGACAGAAAATTCGAAGAGGTTGATGGTAAGATTGATGATTACATTAAGGTTCTTAAAGAAGGTGTTAACAAAGTTACGAAGAAAAAGAAAGTCGTTCTTGAAAACACAAAGAAAAAAACTGTTAATAAATTGTTTACTGAAGATGATGGTCTTGAAGCTCCTAAAAAAGAAGTTGTTAAAGATGAAGACATCAACAAAAGCACTGAATTATCAATGAATGAGATAGCAAATTCGTATATTTTCTAAGAAAATATATAAATACTTTTAACGAATAAAAAAGATAAGAAAATCTTTAATTATATAGGAGGATATTTAATATGTCTAAAAGAGAACTTATAAAAAAATGGGAAGGCGTGACTGGACCAATGAGCATTTCGAACATTTCAGACCCATATGTTAAGGAAAACTTAGCACAGCTTCTTGAGAATCAAGAAACTAAAGATATGAACGGTCGTGAATTGTTCACTGAAGCATCAGATGGAAATGTAAACACAACTAATCTTGACGCTTCAAATTATAACTGGAGATTCCGTCCAGTGGCACTTGCTTTAATGAGAAGAACTTTTCCTGACCTTTTCGCTAATAAAACTGTTGGTGTACAAGCTATGAATACTCCAGTGGGACTTTCATATGCTTTGAGATTTACATACGACAAAACTGGTGTTGGCGAAGAAGCAGCATGGGATAGCGTAGATTATTATGGTGGTTACACTGGTTCACCGGGTACATCTGCAGCACTTGCACAGCTTTTTGGAACTGGTGCATTATCAGCTCAGAATGCAGGTATTTATGACACATCTGGAACAGGTCTTGCAACATCCGCGGGTGAAGCACTTCAAATTTTTGATGGATGTCTTGGACCATGTTCAGCTGAACCAGAATGGAAACAACTTGGATTAAGAATCGACAGAACAGCTATTGAAGCTCAAACAAGAAAAATTGCAACATCTTTCTCACTTGAAGCAGCACAAGACATCAAAGCGATGCATGGTGTTGAAATCGAAAGAGACATGGTGAATGTACTTCAATATGAAATTACAGCAGAACTTGATAGACAACTTCTTTACAGAATGAAAGTTGCATCAGTTAATGTTGCTAATGGTGGTGCATCTATTACATCAATCAATTGTGCAACAACTGGTGATATTGATGGTAGATGGAGTGGTGAAAAATATATGAACATCGTTGCTTCTATTATTCACCAAGCAAATATTATCGCTATTACAACAAGACGTGGACCGGGTAACTTTGTTATCGTATCTCCAGCGATTGCAACTTGCTTACAAGCAGCAGGACATCAATTCGTACAGTATGATAGTAAAGTAAATCCAACTACAGTTATGGCTGCAATTGGTAAACTTAATGGTTCTATTGAAGTTTATAGAGACCAATACGCAAGAGCAGATTATGCACTTGTAGGATATAAAGGACCGGGTATCTCTGATTCAGGTATTATCTTTAGTCCATATATCATGGGTCTTCAAAATAGAGCTATTAGTCCTGATGACTTCTCACCAAGAATTGGTGTAATGTCAAGATATGCAATCACAGATTCATTGCTTGGTAGTGGAAGATACTACAGACTTCTTAGTTTCTATAATGTTAATCAAATCATTGCAGGTGCGTAAGCTCTTGTAAGTTTTTGAAATAACATTCGAGTCGAAGAAAAATAGAAAGGGTGGGTGAAAAATAATTCACCCACCCTTTTTTGTTTAAAGTATAAATACAAGAGAAAGATGTTTAATGAATTTTTAGTTTGGAGGTTTTTATGTTAGTTGTGAATACAATTGGATATGATTTTTCATTTAAGTATGATGGTAAAGCTGGAAAGGGTGTAGTTAAGATTCCTTTTGATGGTAGACCATATAATGTGCCTGATGATATTCCAGAATTTAAAGAATTGAGAAAAGTGATGGTTGTTAATGATACCGTTGATGAAAGTCCAGTTGAAAGTAAATCAACTGATGTTGTCACTTCAAATGATGGTAACTATAAAGATGATATAAATAGTTTTCCACAAACAACACTTGAGAAGATTAACAAAGAAGATGCTGAAAAGAAACCATTATCAGGTGTAAAGATTAAAAAGAAAAAGAAACGACAAATTCTTTCAAAAAAAATAAAATAAGGTAATATAAAATGGCACGAATAACATCATTATCAGGGTTAAAAAATTATATAATGCATATGCTTGGGTTTCCTGTAATGCAAGTGGAATTAGATACTACTGAGGATGGACAAATGGATATGATTATAGAGACTTCAATTCAAGATTTTCAGGAATTGAATTCATCTGAAGGTAATTATTTACATTATACCAGTATTCTTGTTTCCGCTGGTGTTTCAGAATATCATTTGTCTGGTCATAATATTGAAGCGGTTTATGATATGGATTTAGCTATGGACTTGTATGGGATTAATGTATTATTCAGTCCTGAACATATTTTGCTTTATGACCAATGGGTGAATAAAGGTAATTATCCGGGTGGTCCGGGTTCTCGCTCGTCAAGTAACACGGGATTGGTTATCGCTGAGTATCAAATAGCAATGCAATATGTTGAACAGATTAAAGTTATGTTTGGTAAACAACATACAGCTAAATGGCACAAAGAAAGAGAAATTTTAGAAATTACACCACCACCAAAACAATGTGGAATTGGGATGGTTGCTTTATATAAGAGAACAGAAGCTGAGTATCTTTACAATAACAGATTGGTTAAGAAATTGGCTATAGCTCGTTGTAAAGAATTATTGGGTAGACATATAAGAAAATATAGGTGCTACTTTACCTGATGGCATTACAATCAATGGTGATTCATTGGTTTCCGAGGGTAGAGAAGATGAAGAAAAGTGGTATAATAGAATGTATGAAGAAAGTCAGCCAAATGAACTTCTTTGTCGGATGATAAAGAACTTTATGGTTTTATTTAGAAAACATAATCAAATTAATAGAAATACCATACTGGGAATATATAAATTAGAAGAGCAAAAATTATTATGACGATACTAAATGAGATGGAAAAATATTTAACTGAAGATGATGAATTTAACTATTTCGATTTTGGATTTGATGTTTCACTTGATGACATTTCAATATCAGAAGATGATATGTATAAATTATCTGAAGATTTGTCAGGAGACATAGAAGGTTCTGTAGGTGTTTTAGAGGACGTTAGAAGCGTTGTAGGTGACGGGATACTAAATGTCACTGGACAGATTAAGCTGCCTTCAAACGTATCATATGACTCTTACAAGAAAAGTCCTGCGGAATTAGCATTGAATATATATAATGATGCTTTAAAAGAATCACTCAATACATTCATTACAGATGTTGATGTGCAATACGATGATGATACAGAGAAATTTGAATAATTAATTAATTTTTAACATAAGGAGATATTTAATGAAATTCACAGAATTTTTAAAAGAAAAAGAAGAAGAGTCAATGAACAGCGATGCTGAAGAAATTAAAGCTAAAAGTTGTTGCTATTTTTACAGAAGGTGAACCAGTAACTGCTGAAACTATTACAGCAAAAGCTAGAAGAATTTGAGATGGAAAAAGAAGAATTGGAAAATGAAGTGTATAAAGTTCTTTTTGATATGCTTAATGTAGAAGACGATGAAGGGGAGGAAGAGATTCTTTCACCGGAAGATGGTGAAAATGATATGGATTACGAAGAAGAACCAGAATCATAAGTTAGGAGGTTCCAATGGGAATTTTAGGAGAGCAAAGTATTCTTACTCAATTGGGCGGATATATAAACGAAAATTATCTTTTCGAAGAGTATTCGTTTGTGCCAGTTGGTGATGAATATGATACTAAAGTAAATGTATCATTTAAAGTTAATGATGGTGATAATCAAATTGCATCTGTTAAGATTGTTAAGATTGATGGTGAGCCTGTTAATGCGGTTGCTGAAACTTATGATTACGATGATGTGTTTGCTGATGTAGCATTAGAACTTGACGGTAAAGATGATGAGTATGATACAGAAGCGGTAAAGAAATGGATATTGGGAAAACTTTATACAATGGGATTTGATAAGAATCCTGCTAAGATTGATGGTGATGACTATGATGTTGCTAAGTATAAAGACGAGGTAACAGATGAACCTGATGACCTTGAAGATGTGAAAGGGGATGTTGAAGATATTGATGGTGATAAAGAATTTTCACTTGATGATATCGAAGATGTAGAAGACGAAGAATTTTCCATTTCTAAATAAGGAAATATTTTAATGTTAACGTATTATTACCCAAGAACATTAAAACAAATAAGCGTAGCCATCCTGAATATGTTTAATGACATGAAAGTTGTTAAATATGATAAGGATGGTGATGCTATATTTGAAAGAAAGATTCCGATAACGTGGGGTCCAGTAGAGAAATATCATCAAGATAGAATTGAAAACCATTATGTTGACAAAGACGGAGTTCAACATAATATTAAATACTATCCATCTTTACCAAGAATGGCATTAGTATTAAATGGCATTATTCATGACCCAGATAGAGCCACTGGAGTAAATCAGTGGAGAAGTTGGTTTGCTGAATCGTTGGAATTGAGTGGAACAGATACAGAAATTGATAATATACTTACAGATTATCAACCAACCCCATATAATTATAATTTTACGTTATACATAAAAACAGATTCAACTGATTATTTGGCACAAATTCTTGAAAATATACTTCCGTATTTTAATCCTTCCCTACAATTGCGTGTGAAGGAATTTTTCATTTTTTAAATGTTGAACGAGATTTACAAGTGACAATGGATGGTGTTAATCCAGAATTTGTTGATGATATGGGTGAAAGTGATACAAAATTTGTAAATGCGTCAATAAATCTTACTGTTAAAGGATGGGCGTATAGAAAATTTTTATATTCTAAAATTATTAAAGTTATTAATACAAAATATTTTCTTCATGATACAAGTGTATATCTTGAAGGATTTAGTGTTAGTGGGGTTCAAACATCAGGTGCAACTGAAACAACATCAGGAACACCAATTGAAATAAGTGACAATACCACCATCAGGAACATATTATGTGAGTGGTTCATATTATGATGTTAGTAAACAATTCGATTGGTTTCAAACATATAATGATACAAGTGGATTTGGAATAGTATAAGGAGAAATTATGTTAGATGTAAGTGGTGCATTTGAAGGATTAGATGATGCATTTGATACTGAATTTGAAGAGGACACAGAGTTTATAGATATAAGTCCAGAGGATGATACAGTACCAACTAATGAGGTTGCGGTACGTGATAGACCGAATATACCTATGGAATTAACTAAAGATGATAACACAATACGAGATACTGATTTCGTGTCTCATGAAATAAAGGGATTGATAGAATCAAGTAAATCTGTTTTAGATAAATTGGATGCCGATATTAGAATTGGAAGTCAACCGAGAATGTATGAAGTTTATTCTCAATTGACAAATTCTATTACAGCTCAATTAAAAGAATTAAGACAATTACACGAATCTGTTGCAAAAATGAAAATTAACCAAAGTAAAATTAAATTATCAGATGTTGGTACAAGTGATAAAATACAAATGACTTCAGAACAGCTTTTAGATATGATTGATAAAGCTAAAGAAAACAGTGAAATTAAACAAATCGATGCAGATTTTGAGGTTGATGACGAGGATATGCTACCAACAAATGAAGAGTAGATTTAAAAAAGAATTTAATGTTGATGAACAACAATTCGTTTTAATTTTTGATAACTTTGTTATCAATAAAATTAATAATGTATTTAATATTGATTTTGTTAAAATTGTAAATGGTAAAAAAATTAGAGATATTACACACACGGGGAACTCATTTAAAATTTTAAATTTAATGACTAATTTAGTTGAGGAATGTCTATTAAATAATGATGATGTAAACCCTAATGGGTTTTTCTTTATTGCTGAAGAACCAAGCAGACAAAGGTTATATAATAGATATGCTAAAATTATTGTTAAAAAATATGGTGATAAATTCACAAAAGTAGAAGATTATTCAAAGTTTAAATTATTTGAAGATTATACTGATAATCTTTTTCTTTTTATTAAAAATGATATTTATAGTGAGACGTGTGATGAAAATAGGAAAAACAACTTATTGACAATAAGGAAAAAAGGTGCGAACAAGATAATACGAACAACGATTGATGAGTTTTATGATGCCGTTGTTTGTACATTTAATAAACCAAAGAAGATATATCAAATTTTTGATTATGAAATGTTGACAGATATTGGATGGATTAATTTAAAAAGTATAAGACAAAAAAAAGTAAAAGAAAAAATGATAACAGTTACTACTAAAAATTTTGTATTAGATGCTGTTGAAGAACAAAGTTTTACAAAAAAGAAAAATGGTAAAAAAGAAAAAGTTAAATTAAATAAAATTAAAAAAGGCGATTTTATATTAACATCATTGGGTGAAGAAAAAGTAATTAATATTAAGAAAAAAAATAAAAATGTTGAAGTATATGATATTAAATTGAAATTACCAAATCCACACGTGTTTGTTGGAGGAATAGAAATTGTAGAAGATGATAATGTTTCATCATCATCGGTTAATATAACATCTGATGTTGGTCATGGTAAAATTAAAAAAAAGAAAAAATAGGAAGGTTTATGTTTCAAGGTAATCAAAGTTTACGTGCTGAAGGTGAAAAGATAACGTACACAAAAGAACTTATTGATGAATATATCAGATGTAAAGAAGATATAATTTATTTTGCAGAGCATTATTTTTATATCACAACGATTGACCATGGTAAAATTAAAATACCATTGTGGGATTTTCAGAAGAAAATATTAAAGGCATTTATTAATCCACCAGAAAATCGTAAACATATTTGCATGATGATGCCAAGACAACAGGGCAAGTGTTTGTTGGATGAAGTTAAAATCAAAATAAGACACAAAAAGACTAAGAAAATTAAAGAGTTACCGATTAAAGATTTTTTTGATATGATTATAGAAAATTATAAAAAGACATATAATAATAATAATGCCTCGATAAAAGAATAAGTGTTTTTGGAAAATATATAAATACTTTTAAATAGAAATTTTAATTTAATATTTATGGGAGTATTTATATGAAAAAAGAAGTTTATACATGTGATTGTTGTAAAAAAGAGTTTACTAATAACCGGGGATTGCGTAATCATAATAAAAAATTTCACCCAGAATTATTTGATTATAAATGTGAAATTTGCGGTGATTTGGCTGAAGATTTAAAAGGTTTAATGATTCATGTATCTAAAATTCATAAAAATTCTGAAGAATATTTTAATAAGTATTTGAATGGTAAAGAGACGTGTAGATATGATTACTGTGATAAATTCTTGGAATATGATAGATTCAGAGGATATTATTGTTGTCAAACCCATTATGAATCACAAAAAAAGATTAATAGTGGTATTAAATTAAATTTTATATGTGAGTTGTGTGGTTCTGGGTTTGAAAATATCGGTGGATTACAGCAACACTTGACAAAAATTCATGGATACGATGTTAATAAAAATAAAGAATATTATGATTTGTATTTAAAAAAGGGTGATGAAGGAACGTGTTTATATTGCGGGGCAGAATTAAATTTGACAAAGAATAGATTTACAGAAGGTTATATGAAGTTTTGTTATAATAGTGACTGCAATGTGTTGTGGCACAATAAAAATAAAAATAGAATTGAAAAGATGTCTAATACATTGAAGGAAACTCATAAAAACACCCCAGAAATTTCTCCACTGAAAAAGGAATATTGGATGGCTAAAGGTTATTCTAAAAGTAGAGCTATTGAAAAGATTTCAGAAAGACAAAAAACATTTAGTAAAGAAATATGTATTGAAAAATATGGTCTTGAACTTGGTTTAATCAAGTGGCAGGAACGACAGAAGAAATGGTTAGATTCTATGCCTAAAATGAATTTTTCTAAGATTAGCCAAGAATTATTTTGGTCTATTTATGAACGTATAAAAAATAAATATAATAATATTTATTTTGCAAGTTTTATTAATGGTGTTAGAGATGATAATACAAATAAAGAGTATCGTATTAAAACTAATAAATCGTTTAGATTATTAGATTTTTATATTGAAGATATTAA